GTGTCATTTAATATCCCCTTCTTCAATCAACCATTTCAGGATTTTTCTTTACAGCTTCATTTAAGTTAATGGCATCTTCCACCGCCTTCAACGATGTTTCGAATCCAAGTAAGAAAGCGAATCGTTCATTGTAGCTCATCTCTTCAATTTGCCCATAGTTGATATCTTCTTGGAATTGCTTCAACGCTCTGTCATACATCGACATATCCTTGTATTTACAATGTGCCACAATCAAGTAGTGAACATCATCTTTCAGTTTTTCGAATTCTGTTTTCTCCTTCATCGTTTAGTCCTCCTTTTTAATTCGTGTAATATTCGCCACAATCTTGTCCCTTGTTTGAGAAGAGAGTGAATACGGATCTCGCATGAATTTACTGAGCGATGTCACACTAACGTTCATATCATGAGCAGCTTGAAGCATCTTATCGCTTGAATTCCCCATCACGCTGTATAGATAAGTGATAACATCTCCATAATCTTCAAGATACTGTTTGGACATCTTTTTTCGTTTTAGTCTCTCTTGAGACAAGTCCTTGATGATAGAGCCATCAATTTGGTGTGCTTGGATGAAATCCAACGCTTCTTTGATTGTGAGGAAGTGCATCGCCTTCTCAACGTATTTCGTGAATCGGTGTGTGTATAGTGGATGAGCCTTTGCAAGATATCCTCTCATGCTTGAATAGTCTTCAATGCGTTCGAATAGGAAGTGAGGCTCTTGATTTCTAACAATCACATAAATTTTAATGTTTTCCATAAGCATCTATTCTCCTTTTGATTTCATTGATTGCATCTAATGTGATACGGTTTTTTCCGTTCACAAAACTCCACACAAGATGATAATTGATGATGTTGGAATCTTTGATGAACTCACCGATTGACATCCCTGTATCTTTGAAGAAATTCGTGAGTTCTTCTTTCAGAGCTAAATCTTGATACCTTGGTTGGCTCTTGTTGAATTGTCGTTGATAGTATCCCTCTTGAGGTTCTTTCTTTGGTGCATTTAGTCCAATGATTTTTTTATCTTTTAATCTTCGAACCATGCGAACACCATCAATCTCCACAATCTCGATGTTCTCGTATACGTAAGTTGAACGAGTCCCGTTCAATCCTTCGACTTGATTTGCCATAGTTTTACTCCTTATTTTTGATTTTGATTTTTGAAAGCTTCATCGATGTGCTCGAATACCATGAGCATTTGCCTTCTCACGAATGGATGATTCTCATATTCATCACATAGCTTTCCACTTGATTCGAATACCCAATTGAAATATTCGACCGAACCGAAGCCCAACTTTTGAGCGACCTTTTCTTGTTCCACAATCCAATCGGCGACCTTGTTCAGAAATTCGTGATAATCTAATTTCATTCAAGCTCCTCCAATCTGAGATAGATTCCCGGTGGATCCGCATAGAACTTTTCTGAGATTTTAGAAGCGACCTTGTTGTCATCTTCCCAGAATCCCAAATCGGTCAGACAATCAAGCAGCAATTTCTCCATGTTGTCTAGGTCTGGTTTAGTGCCTTTATATTGTCCGTTGTATGTTCCATCCTTTAAAGGGAAGCACCATTTGATTGTAAGCCTCACACAACCACGCAGAGGATTCTTAGGAGCGAAGTGAGAGAAGTGTGCCATGTACTTCGCTCGAGCTTGTATGAGTTGGGGAGGCTCATAGAAATGAGGTTTGCCATTCCTACAAGTGACTTGCTTCTGTTGATGAGTAGTCGTTGGAATCTTTTCCATAGGAATGAAGAATTCAATCATGATTCCCAACACCTCTCCAGGCTTCCCATTGAGGGTCATAGACGATATAGCCTGTTGATTTTAATTGAGCGAAAATCCATTCCATTATTTCGGGTTGTTTTGAAATCCATTCAAGCACTTGAGACTGAGTTGGATCATATTCTTCATCTGGAAATCTGTGATATAAGAGTGGCATCTCTTTTCCGACTTCCAACAATTTTGATTTTTTACGTTCCATGTTTTTCTCCTTATTAAGTTTGTGAAATTCCACACAGACTTTTCTTTTTTTATTTTCGCTTTTGTCCATGGTAGAAAGGACAGACATGGTGGGCGGAGTCTAAAGCCCACCTGTTCTGTTCCTATCATGGACGATGGACGATTCTTCGGACATTCCCCAATTACACCCTCTTAGGGTTATAGGTTGTCCGTTCTTGGACAAAGTCGAAGTTTGTCCCGAGTTTGTCCTGTCCAAGTACACCTTTTAGGTGCATCATTTTTATCTCGTGGACACGGACAAAGTCGATGTTTTGTCCTGTCTGTCCCGATGTCTGTCCTCGAGTTTGTCCTGTCCAAAAATAGGATATTTTCCGAATTTACTTTTTGAGAACGACATTCTCACCCTCTAATTCATACCCATTTATTTCCTTGATTCGTCTCTTGAGAGTCTTCTCAGATATGCCCAAATATTCACAAAGTGCCTCTGAAGTGACTGGAGCGAGTCCATCATTTAGAACTGAGTACGCTGTGTCGAAAGCGATTTTTCGTTCTTCTTTTCTGTCCTGTTTCTTTTTATCAAAGTTCTTTTTCCACGGTGGTGTTTTTGAATCATCCAATTCGATATCATCGAGGATTCCTGTTTCATCCACAATATGAAGTGGATAACTAAACCACACATTTCTTGGTTTGAACTTAGCGAACTCTCGAAGCGTTCCATCCACACGCCACGCTGACATCGTTTGAATCTTGCTTGTTTCTCGATTGATGAGCTCGTTCGTTTGCCATCTATCTTGGATGTTCACGACCGCTTTCTCGAAGTGATTACGCATTTGATATGGACTTCTTAAATCGTCTAAACCGATGTATTGTTCCATATATGGTCGATTCATGCGATTGATGGCATCCTTGTAGATGTCGCAAGCCAATTGGTCGCATCGTTGTTGGATAATCTCATCCGTGAGCTCTAATTCCACTAAATCGACAAGAGCATCGGGGTCCCGAGCGAATACACCAGAGCCACTTGCACGGTCCATTGATTTCTTGCCACCTTGTGCCCCTTTTGAGTGGTGGTGACAGTAGATGACTGAACATCCTAGCTCAGTCGCTACCTTGTCAAACTGATTCGTGAAGTGAGCCATCTGATCCGCACTATTTTCGTCCCCTGTTAGAACTTTGTATATTGGGTCGATAATCACCGCAATATAGCCTTTTTTGTGGGCTCGTCTGATGAGCTTAGGTGCGAGCTTGTCCATTGGTACTGTCTTCCCACGCAAGTTCCATATATCGATATTAGATACATTTCGAGGCTCGATGCCCATTGCTGCATATACATCCTTGAAACGGTGCAAGCATGAGGCTCTATCAAGCTCGAGATTGACATATAGAATCTTTCCTTGAGTACATTCCCAACCGAACCACTTCGAGCCCTCAGCGATTGCAATCGACATATTGATGAGCCCGAATGACTTCCCAGCTTTCGAAGGTCCCGCAATCAACATCTTGTGACCTTGTCTGAGTACACCTTTGATAAGCTCGGGAGCAAGATCTGGCATATTGTCCCAAGTCTCGCTTAGTCCTTCTGGATCTGGCAATTCATCGTTCAAATCTTCAATGTATTGATACCAATCATCCCATGACTTATGTCCGATATTCGTGTCAATGATGAATTGCTTCTTTCCATCTCTAATGAAACCTGGGAGACGACTCAATCGACTAGGGTTCTTGTTTTGTTCGTCAACATTGAGTCCGTTCTTTTTACAAATCTTGTATAGGTAATCTACACGTTTTTTGTATTCTTCTTTGTTTGCTGCTTCGATTCGAACGATTGCATGGATGGACTTGCCACCGCTGTACACGAGTGTTGCAATTGGAAGTTCAAGCTCTCGCATGATTGCGTTCTGCTTTTCTAAATCCATGTTGTCCGATTCCACAAGAGCGTAACGATAACTTACGACATTATCGTTCTTGACCCCTTGCCCATCCATGGGATTAAATCGGACCCATGCTCCTGCCTTCTCGTTGTAATCGCCTAAAACTGAACCAATGTCGCCATTGCATCGTTCAAGCTCGTCTATGAGCTTTCCTGCGGTCCTGTCGTAATTTCCACGATGTGGAAGATACTTCTCAACCTCTCCAGTCTCAGCGTTCGTCTTAGCGTAAGATTGTGTTGAATATGCCACTATGTCATCTGATTGGAATAACGTGTCTAAGTATCGAATGATTTCTTGAACTGGATTCCAATTCTTTGGTTCGTGGAATTCCTTACCATCAATCCACACTTTATCAACAAATTTATAGTCATTATCATATTGAATCGATGAATCCCACTCGAGAGCACCTCGGCCATCATCATGTAGTCTCGAAGGCTCAAATCCATGTTCTACAGCCATGTGGAAGATTGTTCCTCCTGTGACTGGTGAGCCTGTACCTTGGAATGAGTCCCATTTTTTGAAACACTCTCCAGGATGATATCGTCCCGAATCTCGAGCCGACCAAGACTCCCAATCTGATGCCGAATAGCCTTCATGTTTGAGAGCCATTCCCACGTTCACCCATTCTTGATAGTTGAGAATTGAGGGGTCGATGTATTCTAATAATTCAAGTAAGTTGCTTTCTTCCACTCAATCACTCTCCTTTGTAACTATGGACATCGATTGTGTGAGGGACTCTCCACCCATTCGCAGCAATGCGATTGATGAGTTTTGAGGCTGTTTCAAATTGCCACATCCCTACATTTCTGAATCCATATCGTTCTAATAATCTGATTTGTTTTGGTGTTGTTAAACCTTCCGATTGTCGTTTGGATAATCGGTCAAGAATCTTCTGAGCCTTCCCAGCATTGCCAATCTCATCGGGCATGATTCCGAGTCGTTCTAATGTTTGGAGCTGCTTATCTGAAGGAGGACTCATCTCCCATCCAAATGATGGTACGTAGCTTGTAAGGTCTTCGGCATGAATCGACATCTCGAACTGTAACGGATCCACAAGCTTGCGTTTTCTCTTTCGCATCTCAGCGAGTTGTTTCGCAAGTGCTTCTTCTCGTTGTGCGGTCACATCTTCTTTTGCGACCTCTTCTAATTCAAGAAGCTCAAACTCTGCTCCTGTGTTCTCTTCAGTACGTTCAACCATCGCTTTTGCAACTTCCTCGTTCTCCGCAATGAGATGAGCTGGACGACACAATTCATGCTTTTCTGTATGCCATAAGAAGTCGAGGAGCAAGAGATGTGTCTTTCCTGGGAACAATCGAGTTCCACGTCCTACCATTTGAGAATAAAGCGAGCGAACCTTTGTCGGTCTTAACACGACCACGCAATCCACCGATGGACAATCCCACCCTTCAGTAAGAAGCATTGAATTGCATAGTACGTTGTATTTATCATTTTCAAAATCTTCTAAGATTTCAGCTCTGTCTTTAGATTCTCCATTTACTTCCGCAGCTTTGAATCCCTTCGAGTTCAAGATGTCTCTGAACTTCTTGGATGTATTCACTAACGGAAGAAATACGACCGTCTTCTTATCCTTGCAATGTTCCATCATCTCGTTTGCAATTTGTTCAAGATACGGGTCCAACGCATTCCCAACATCACTCGCTTTGAAGTCACCTTGTGACATCGATACGCTTGAAAGGTCGAGATTCAACGGAATCGTGAGTGCTTTGATTGGGCTCAAATAGCCTTCTTTGATGGCTTTAGGCAGAGTGTATTCGTAGGCTAGCGAGTCGAAGTATGTCCCTAGATTACGCATATCTCCTCTGTCTGGAGTAGCTGTCACACCGAGCACATTCGCACTATCGAAGTGTGAGAGCACACGTTGATAGCCATCTGAGATGCAATGATGAGCTTCATCCACCACAATTGTATTGAAGTGATCTTTCTCGAAGTTTGCGAGTCGCTTTGGTTGCTGCAAGGTTTGAACGGACCCTACAACCACACGATTCCATGAACCAAGACTTGTGGAACTTGCTTTCTCGAGCGATGTTTGAAGTCCTGTCGCTTGGAGAAGCTTGTCACTCGCTTGGTCTAGCAGCTCAGAACGGTGAGCGAGGACGAGAACTCTCTCGCCCATTCTCACTCTGTCCTCAATTACTTTTGAAAATACAATCGTCTTTCCGCATCCTGTTGGAAGAACGAGAAGAGTCTTTTTTCGACCTTCTGCCCATTCTTTTTGAATGGACTCACGAGCCTCTTCTTGATACTTTCGTAATTCCATTCAATGTCCCTCCTTTAGAACGCTCCACCTGTCCATTGTTGAGTTGGTTGTTGTGCTTGTTGAGTTGGTTGGAATTGTTGTACTGGTTGTTGAGTACGATTCAACACATGATCTGGATTAACATCTTCTGGATAATACATTGATTTAATTTCGTTGTATTGGTTCCCGTTGTAAGTTCTAATACCTACTTTGCACACTCCACGAGCTCCCGTGATTGCGTTCCAATTCATTTGAAGTGGACTACCTTTTTTCTTTTGTCCGATTGCTCCGAAGAACGCTGATAACATACCTTCAGTTGAGCTGTGTAAGAATAGATTGTGTTTCATTGTTACTTTCCCTTGAGGGGCTACCACTTCAACCGATACGATTGCTTTGTTGCACGCTGGAAGCTTTCCGTTTCCACTTGGAGTGTGTCGTGCTCGTTCAAATCCTGTTACTGTAAACTCGTATAGTCCTTCTGGTAGAAGTACGAATTCTTGGTCTTGTTGGATAACATCATCCCATCCAAATTCACGTTCAAAGTTGTTGTTGTATTCTGTCATAATTGTTTACCTCTTTCTTATTTAAATAAATTTCTATTTTGAGTGATTACTTGCATTGATTCGTCCCAATGAGCAACGATGAAGTCCCAATAATCTGATGGGAAGTTTTCAATCGGCGTATCTTTTGGGAAGTGTTTGCGACTAAATGCCATCGCTTGTAGTTCTTCAGTAGTTACTGAATTTTGAAGCATTAAATCTTTAAGACTGTTTGGAATAGAGTCTGGTATATTGATTGGTTCTTTAATAGGGAACGGATCTCCTTGAGTTTCTGCTCCACTCGTTCCTGTTGGGATAACTTCATCAACTGAGGGAACTTGCTCGTCAACTTGTGGTTCGCTTACTACTTTTCCAACGCCCACGTTTTGAGGAGCTACCGTCTCAACAGTCTTAGGTTTACTTGATTCAAAAATATGAGCAATAGCAGCATAGTCCATTGGAAGCTCATCTGGGAGTCCGTGTCGGTTCTTAGCATCCCACGCTGGGTGATGTGTCGTGTACATGACACGTTTTCCACCCTGCGCTTTTTTCTTTTTCGTTTCTGATGTCATTACCACAGTTTTGTAATTACAGAATAGAAGTAAGTCGCACCATTCTTTTACAACTGGGGCAGTTTGCGAGCTCGTCTTCTTACCAAGTTTTAATTCGTAGCGATCATAAGCGCCATCTTCATCAGGCTGTTCAAACTTGCGAAGTTGAGAGTGTGCTGTCAATACCACGTTGATACCAATGTCTACTAATTCTTGAAGCTTGTTTAAGAATCTTCCAAATTCTTCTCTGACATACGTGTATCCATTACCATATCCGAAGTCTTCGATACCTTTCTTTCCGTGTTGGGCACATACACTCTCGATTGCTAATGTTTCCGCCCAGTCGATTGTATCGATGACTAATGTGTTGCACACGGTTGGATTTGCTTTTACAAATGCAATTTGATTCATAAGCATTGTCCATGATGTAGGCTTATCCATACGTGCTACATCCATGTTCGATGTTGAGCCTTCTGTGTCGATGAATAATGGATCCGGGAATTGTGCTGCGAGTGTTGACTTCCCGATGCCCTCAGTCCCGTAAATCACTACACGTTGGGCTCTTGCTTGTTTACCAGATGTTATGTTCATGTGATTTCTCCTTCCTTATTTTTAAAACTTCCATGTGTTCTTTGGTTCTGTATCTTGGAATGGCGTGACCGTATCAGAGACCACATAGCCATCCTCGATGATGATTTGGCATTCCTCTCCACTTGATACTCTAGTCGCAATGGCTTGAAGTCCCTCAGACTCTAACCACTTGCCAAATTCGGTCAATGTTGGAATGTCCATTTGTTCGAGTTTGTCCAAGAGCACGAATCCACATTCGGGTTTCAATTTGCGAACGATTGCGGTCGCCACTCTTAATTGTTGAGAGCCACTCATGTTGTCCCATTTTTGTCCCTCGAAGACGAGTTCACCATCTTCTACCGAAAGACCCGGCAACGGTAAGTCCGCTCTATCGAGTAAGCTTGTGCGTTCGTCTCGAACATCTTGGATTTGTTTTGATAAGTTGTCGTATTGAGAACTGTATTGCTTCGCATCTTCTTCGGCTTTCTCTTTGTCAAGATTTGCTCGAACCTTGCGATTGATTTCTTCGATATTTGCGATTGAGCTTTCAATCTCATCTGTTGATTCATCCACCAAGTCTTCAATGGACTTGTTTGCTGCGATGTAGTCGCTCATTAGACTCTCGTGAGTCGCTTCTTCTTGAGTAAGTTGTTCTTTCAACTGTTTCAAGCGAGCTTCTGAGAGATGCAACGAGTTCACGATATTTTCTCGATTTTGGCGTTTCTTTGCGTTCTCACCATTACGTGCAAGAATCTCTTGTTGTTCGTGAATCAAGTCCGCAATGCTCACTAATTCATTCGGAGCTTCGGGAAAATGAGGTTGTTCGGCTGCGTATTTCTTTTTCTGATCCGCAATCTGTCCGATTGTTCTTCGCTCGTTGTATAGTCGTTCTTCTTTACGGTCTAGCTCCCACAACTTCTCACCGACACCGATGATTTGAAGAAGCGTGTTCGCTTTGTCCTTAGCACTTGATTCGATGAATTTTGGAAGGTTCAAAGCGAGCTCTTCCACGAATGAATCAAGCAATTGTTGACCTGCTTTCTGTCCACTTGGATCCGTAACTTTCAAATCTGAATTCTTGCCCTTACGTTCCACAATGAGTCCGTTTGATAATTCCAATCGAAGTGTTGGTGGATTCATGGATCCGTCACGAGCTGGTTTGCTTGGTTTGTACTTATTGCCACCCAATGCCCAAGCAATGGCATCGAGAACGCTTGTTTTCCCTTGGTTGTTATTTCCACCGAGAATGGTGAGTCCGTTCGATGTAGGCTCGATTGTGACCGCCTTGACACGCTTCACATTCTCGATTTCTAGTTTGTTGATTTTTACTGTCATTTATTCATCCTCCATCTCCAAATAAAATTTGAATGATTCTGACATTAGTTCCAAATTCAAATCATCCAATCCAAACAGTTCTACCATTTTAGAAATAGTTTGCAATGAAGCGATGATGTCAAAATCTAAATCTTTGTATTGTTTAATCAACTCTAGTAATAAGATGACAAATTCTTTTTCTTTTTTAGTCGCTTTACTCATTGATTTCTCCTTATTTTATTTTTATAATGTAGTTAGTTAGTTTAGAGAGTCGGTGATTGTTTCATCGGCTTTTTTCTTGTTATATTCATCAATATCTTCTTGCATACTATCTCGTAATTGTTTGAGTGTTTCTTTATCAAATTCAATTCCTAATCGTTTTCCCGTCTTGAATCTATTTGCTAAACTTTGCAACGCTTCGAAAAAATCGTCAAAATCTGACTCATTCGTATACAAGGCATCTAATATTTTTATTGACGCATTTACCTTTCCAACATTACCTTCATCTATTTCAACATAAAACATTATTTTTCCTCCTTTGTTTTCCATGTGTCTTGAAAATCAGGCTCCACATATTGTCCACTTCTGATTAGATTCACTTTTGATTCGTGCTGCTCAACCGCCTTTCCAACTAAGAGCACGATGCTCATCATTGCGATAATGAGTCCAAACGCTAGGATGTACCATTGAAGCATCCATCTCATGAATGGAATGAATCGCACTCTTGTTTTTCTTTTTCTTCTCATCTATGCCAATCTCCTTTCAAATTCTGTTCTTGTCATCTTAGTTCCATATCGATTCGCCCAATTGATTCCTTCAAGCTCGAGGAATCGTTCGAACAATTCGATGTTGATGTTCACATCGTTTCGTGAGATCCGTACATAAGCATCAGCATATTCGCTCGCTTTGATTCGATTCACGATTGTCTTCCACTTGGATTCCGTGTTGTATCTTGGATACATTTCTTGGAATTCTTTTTTCGAAATAATTTTCTTGCTCATGTTTCCTCCTTTATCTCAGACTGAGATATTTTTATTTAAAAAAAATATCTTCTACACTTTTACCAAATTCACGAGCAATGATGTCCATCTCATAATCTTTGAATGGGAACTCTCCTGCCTCCTTCTTCTCATATTGTCTACGGTCTAAACCGATTAGATTCGCCATATATCCTGTCGTAAGTTCTCGACCTAATCGTTCTTTTCTTA